GTCGTGGATGTCGCGGAAACCGAGGTGAACGTGGCGAGATCTGCCCACGTGTTGTTATCAGCCGAGGACTGAACCTTGAAGGTAGTCGCCCCATCCCGGGTGTTCGCGGTCACGTGAAGATACGCGGCTGCCCCGTTCGAGGAGGCAGCCGTATTGTCCACCGGGGTCCCGGTCCCGGAGCTGGTCACCGCTTGCTCCCCATTCAGGATCACGCAGCGATCCACTCCGCCATCGGCCTGGACCTCCAGCGATACGGCGACGACATCCCCGATCGGGGAGGACACCTCGTAGGAAGTCTGCCTGACGGCGGCGGAGTAAGCGGCTTTCCCGTTCGCTGCCCCCTCGGGAAGGACCGTCGCAACATCAGCAGCGGCAGCCCCGATCGTGGTCTTCAGGTGATCGTCAATCGCGTTCGCTTCCCCATCGAACATCCCGGACAGGGACATCGTGCCGTCCATCATTCCGGTGATGTATTTCTTCGCTGAATCCCCGAACGCCGTAGTCTCCGCAGAGTCAATGTTTCGGGAGACGGTAGCGTCATTGAAGAAGGAGGTCAGCTTCTTCCCCCCGTAGAGAACTTCAACGCCCTTGCCATGAACGAAAGCCATTAGGATGCCGCCTTCCGTGGAGTCTTCTTCGCGGGAGCCTTCTTCGCAGGCTCAGGCTTATCCTCGGGGAGCTCCTGCGACGGCTCCTCACGGCGCGGCTCAGCGACAGGCTCAATGAATCCCGAAGCCTTCAGCCATGCGACGCTTCCCTCGGGGATGTCGGACACGATCTGCCCAGCCTCAACACGCTTCCCGGAATACTCCAGGCCCGTCAGGGTTCGGAACTTTGACACCAGCACCTCCGGGTATGCAGCAGCCCAGAGGCACGAGGTCACCAAGGACACGACCGAACCGCTGGGCCACTATGGGCACGCTACGAGCAAGTGTAGCCCTATCCCATCCAGAAGATCAGCGCAGACATGGCGAGGCCCCGACGCCGGTGGGGGAGCCGCGCCGGGGCCAACCGCCAGACCATCCGCGAACGGATGCGGCTCGTCTCATTCAGCCGAGGGGATGGCTTCCTGAAACGGGATCATGAGAGGGAGAATCCCTCGCCGCTAGTGTACGGCAAGATCGGTCCATCCCCCCGCGCCGACAAGCAGCGACACAAGGCCCGCCGGAGCGTCCTGCCCGGTGATGTGCTTCCACCATTGTGACCCCCCGTCTAGCGCCGGTATCTGGCAGAAAGTCTTCGCTCCCCCCTGCTCAATGCGGAGGTGATGGAGATGAGCCCCGAACAGCAGAGTCGCGTCCCCGATCGGCTGCATCCCGTGGGCCTGCCCCGCCCACCACTTCATCGGATCCCGCCGGAACTGATGCCCGTGAGCGAATCCGCAGACGGTGCCCGAGATGTCCAGGGTGATCGTCAGCTCGTCCCGCTCCGGGAAGACGAAGGAGACGTGCTCGAATCCTCCCGCCAGTTCCAGGGCGTCGGCGACGGCGACCCCGCCCTCCACGGCCCAGGAGTCGTCATATCGGCGGACGCTCTTACCTTGCCGCTCAGCCTCGTCATGATTTCCCGGCACCACCGGAACAACGATCCGGGAAGCGAGCCCGGAGAACTCCTTCACCTGGTGGAGCATGAGCCTGCGGTAGACCCGGATCTGCTCGGTCAAGGTCAGGTCGGTCCTGCCCACGGCTGCGAGAGATCCCCCCTGGGAAACATTCCCTTCGATGCAGTCCCCGAGCCAGGCCAGGGTGATCGTGTCCACCTGACGGCCCGCCCTGCGGAGCTCCTTCAGCCTGCGGACGGCGGCGTCGGTCTTCGCCAGGAACCGCTCCACCGTCCCCGCTGATCCGTCCCCGTCGATCTTCCCGATCTGGGTGTCCCCGGTGAGGACCATGAAAGACATTCCCTCCTCGGAGGGCTCAGGCTTCTTCGGGCGATGCTTCCCGATAGCGGCGAGGAGCTCATCCACCGAGGCCCCGAGGAGCCTCCTTCGGCGGATCGTGGCCCGGTAGTAGTAGAGCCGCTGAACGTTGCCCTCCCCGAGGTTCGCGTCCCAGGCCCGATACTGGACCGGCTCCACGACCTCGTATTCCTCGGGATCCAGATCCCAGACCGCGAGGAGCTCAGCCCAGTCCGAAGGGGCAGAGTCCAGGGGTTGCGTCGTCAGGGTCCCTGCCTGCCCGTCCCAGGCCACTCCAGGCTCCCAGCCCGCCGGATGCTTCACCGGGGTCGGCTGATACTGCCCTTCCCCTCCGGGCTCGGTCAGGGCATCCAGATCCTCACCGAGCGCCACGACGCTCCGCCATAGTTTCCCGGGCTTGCATGCACGTTAGGACCAGGGAGTCCCCGATCTGGCGCATCGCATCCATCGTCGCCATAGCAGCAGCATAAGCCACCGGACTGTGCCCCATATCTAGGGAAGCGGCGATCTTCCCCTTCTCCTCCGCAGCACGAAAGTAAGAGATGAGGGACTCGGCTTCAATCCATACCGCCCCATCTCCCTGGACTATGAGCGTCAGGTCGGACACTTGCAGCCGCTTCCATCGCCCCGCCTGCGATGCCGGGACAAGGTCGTCGGCGCGATATCCTCGCCGTTCTGTCGAAGGATCTGGGCGATCCTCGTCGCGGGAAGCCACTCCCCCGACTCCAGCGGCTCATCCAGGGCCTTCCTTAGTTTCGCGGCGTCGGCTTCCGGGAGCCGATCCAGCAGAAGCCCCACCGAGCACTCCGTGGCGGGACGATACGACTCCTCCATCGCCTCATCCAGTGCGGCAGAAAGATCCATCACTCCCCCTTGTTGACAGCCTTGCAAGCGCGGCAGCGGATCCGCCACGGACGAGACACAAGCTCAGCGAGGAGCTTGTCGCACCGCCAGCAGCGGACGTCGGTATCGCTGGCCGCTCCCCGCCCATACGGATCACTCATATCCCTTCCCGCAATCCATGCACAGGAAAGCCTGCGGATCCGAGAATGTTCCCACATCAACCTTGTTCGGGTGCAGGCAAACCCCCGCGAGCCTCGCATCCAGAGCCTTCTTCACCTTCACCAGCGACACGATAGCCTCCGTCACCGCCTCAGAAAGCTCCTCGTCGGTCACGGCAGGATCATCGCCTGAAAGTTCATCGACACAAGAGGCCGATCCTTCTCATCCGGGCCGATCGGATTCACCGATCCGGTGGGCTCAATCCGCATCACCTTGATCCCTGACAGGGTCGTATTCGCCAGGGCGGAGAGTTTGTTCCGGATGCTCGTCGCCTTATCCCTCGCGGCAGGATAATCATCCCTCCCGGCCCGGCAGATCACCTGAAGGATCGGGCGGTCGATCGCTATCCCCGCAGCCCCGAACGTCATCTCGGGAAGAGATCCAGCCGACTCATAGACGCAGACACAGGCATCCGGCGTGTCGGGCATCCTCCCGAGGAAGATGCTCGTTCCCAGGGTGCCCTCGGATTGCGCTTGCAGATAATCCCCCACCGCTTCCAGGATCGTGCTCATGGCTTCAGCAGCCTCTCAATCCGGGACGCCAGCTTCGCGTCCAATGTTTCCGCCGCTTTCAGGGCGGGCTCCTCCAAGAACTTAGCCTGAGCCGAAGCGTTCTTCGCGCCCGCATACTTGTGATTCAGTTCCGTCATCTCATGGACGTAGATCGCATAGGGGGCAGCCGCCCCGCCATAGCCGATCGTGACCTCCACCGCCGTCGCGTTCACCGAAGGAGAAGTGACCCGGCCCGATCCAGCGAGCGCCCCGGTCACCACCGGCACAAGCCGCTGAGACTCATTGAAGATCTCGTTCCCCTCCTCATACAAAGCCCGAGCGAGGATCTGCGTCGCGTTCTTCGCCTTACTCAGAAGGCTCCGAAGCTCCCTGTCGTCAATCTGAATCCTGCTAGCCATCAGCGGGCGTCCCCGTAGGTGATCGCCGTATGGTGAGCCCCATCCTCATCCCTCGCCCGATACGCGGAGATGATGATCGGCTTCGATCCGTCCGCCAGAGTCAGCTCCCACTCCGGGGTCACCGAAGGGCTCCCGTACACGTAGACGATTCCCCTGCCCACGACCTCCCGACCGGCGGAATCCCGGGCCATGACCAGCTTCGGCTCCACCCGGGCCGTGAAAGATTGCGTCGTCCCGAAGGAGCGCTTCCCATACTTGTCCACCGAGGAGGGGGCTTTCAGGGTGATCGCCTCCCCCATGAGCTCCAAGAACTCGGCCTCCAAGCTCATCCGTCGCTCACCGCCCGGCGGTTATCGAACATCCCCGTGAAGAACTCCGTCGTGGGGACGCGGGCTTCCTTCTGCGAAGCGGTCTGAAGGGCAGCAGCAGCGGTCCAGGGCATCGGCGGATCATTCCTGGATCCCTGATCGTGGAGCCTGGCAGCCATAGCCAGGAGCCCGTTCGCGGACTTCTCGTAGTCGATGGCGATGGAAAGGTCCCCGACCTTCTTCGACCCGGAAGCCTTGTTCGCATACTCCGCTGCCCGAGCCTCACAGGAGGCGGCAGCCGCGTCGTAGATGCTGTCCCACTCGGTCAGGAGAAAGTCGATCTCCTCATCCTGAAGAGTGACATCGGCGGTCTGGATCGTGTCGCCGGAAAGGAACCGGACAGCGTTACGGTCGCTGCTCGCTGGATTGCCGCTGTACGTCCATGCCATGACGCCTCCTCAGATACCAGTCAAGGTTACCCTGTAGACGCTCATCTTCGGGGGCCCTAGCGAGGGCCTCTCGCCCGAGCTCCACCGCATCCAGCCCGAGATGATAGGCGGCTAGGGCAGCGAGATCCCAGGGCTTCGGTCCCCAGGCGTGC